TCTCGGTTATTGTTGCCCCGTCGGGGGCTTGTAGCATCTCGATCAACATAGCCTGTTTGGTGCCGACGCGCAGAGCCTTTTTGCCGGTGTCGGCAATATGGTCGGCCGGTTGCGTCTGTCGCGCTTTGCACTCGACTCCGATGGCCTGATGCCCCGCATCGGTGATCACCAGCGTAATGCCGTGGCCGTCACCGGTCTTGCGCCATGTAGGTTCGCCCTTGCGGATGTCGGCCTCGACCTCGTCCAACAGGCCACGTTTAATCAGAGGCACGATCACCTTGTTGGCAGCCCCACCGCGCAAACGGTCCGGCAGCGGCAGGGCAATACGGTCGTCCTGTTGCGAGGCGCGGGACAGGATCAATGTCTGCGTTTCGGTAAGTTTGCTCATGCCGAATATTCCCCTTCCTGAAAGGCGCGGTCGCAAATTTCGCGCAGGTTTTTTGAAATATCGGCCAGATCGCCAACGTGGCCCCAGTGGATCTCGTCGGGGTTGGCCTCGAAATGCTCTTCACTAAGCCCCTGCAAGCGGGCGAGCATGGTGTCGATCTCGGCCTTGCGGGTCATGAAGGCAGCCAAGGATTTGTCATTGGTGCGGCGGGTGTTGCGGGTCATTATTTTGCCTCCCGTGCGGCGGCGAGCCCTGCGGCGTAGGCGGCTTCGAGGGCGGCTTTGACGCCCCAGACCGAAACCTCGTGAAAATCGAGGCTGTCGTTTTTGCGCTCTTCCAGCGTCTCGATAAAGAGGTGCTTTTTGGCAATGTCGGTCAGCAGGTCGGCGGGGGCGGTTCGGGTGGTCTTGGTTGTCATGCTTTTGCTCCTTTTCGGTGTAATCAGATTCGCTCTATCCGCACGTCTAATCAACGATAATCGGCGTAATTACAGTGCTTTATGAGCGGTTACATGATTGCATTATGATAAAGGAATCCCGCCGAAATGGGCCTCTCCCGCAGGAAATATGCCACGCATCGCGGTGTCAGCGAAAAGGCGGTGCGCAAGGCGATCGCAGTCGGGCGGATTATGGTCGAGGCGGATGGCACCATTGATCCGGCGAAGGCTGACAGGCAGTGGGCAGCACAGACCGATCCGGCGATGCAGCGGACGCGTAGTGCAAAAGCATCGGCGGAAAAGGTAACCAAGCCCGTGCCCAAATCCGCCCTGCGCGCCGTGGATGACACCCTGCGCGATGCCGGTGCGATGACTGAGGCCGGCGGCGAGGTGTCTTTCATGCGTGCCCGCATGGCCAACGAGGTGCTGAAGGCGCAGACCGCTAAGGTGCGGTTACAAAAAATGAAGGGCGAGCTGGTCGATCGGACCAGCGCCACCTCCATGGTGTTTGATCTGGCGCGGCGCGAACGCGATGCCTGGCTGAACTGGCCTTCGCGCGCGGCGGCCAACATGGCCGCCGAACTCGGCGTGGATCCGCATTTGACCGAGCAGGTGCTTGACAAATACCTGCGCCAGCACCTCGCCGACATGGCGGAGATAGAGATTGCACTCAGGTGAATTTGACGGTGCGGCAGAAATCCTGCGGGCATGGAAGGCAGGCCTAGCACCGGACCCGACGCTGACGGTTTCGGAGTGGTCGGACCGCCACCGGATACTCTCGTCTCGCTCGGCATCAGAAGCCGGCCCATACCGGACCGCGCGCACGCCGTTCATGCGCGAGATTATGGACGCGTTGTCGCCAAGCCACCCGGCGCGGCGCGTCGTGTTCATGAAATCCGCCCAGGTCGGTGCGACTGAAGCGGGAAATAACTGGATCGGCTACTGTATCCACCGCGCACCGGGTCCGTTTCTTGCGGTGCAGCCGACGGTGGATCTGGCCAAGCGGCTAAGCCAGCAGCGTATCAACCCGTTGGTCGAGGAAAGTCCGGAGCTGCGCGAACTGATCATGCCGTCGCGCTCGCGCGATTCCGGCAATACGATTCTGGCGAAACGCTTTCCCGGTGGACAGCTGATCCTGACGGGGGCAAATTCGGCGGTGGGCCTGCGCTCGATGCCCGCGCGCTGGATATTTCTGGACGAGGTCGATGCCTATCCCGGTGACATTGACGGGGAAGGGGACCCGATCGCGCTCGCCGAGGCACGCACAATCAGTTTCGGGCACCGGTCCAAGGTGTTTTTGACCTCGACCCCGACCATCAAGAATGTAAGCCGGATCGAGCGGGAGTATGAAGTGTCCGACCAGCGACGGTATTTTGTGCCGTGTCCCCAATGTGGCGGGCTGCAGTGGCTGCAATTCGAGCGGCTGCGCTGGGCTAAGGGCCAACCGGAGACCGCGCGTTATATCTGCGAGCATTGCGAGGAGCCGATCGAGGAACGGTTCAAAACCCGGATGATGGACGAGGCGAACGGGGCTTGCTGGAGGCCAACGGCGGATGATACCACACGCGCGGTGGCCGAGGCGGCCGGTGTGGTCGGCTATCACATCAACGGGCTGTATTCACCGCTCGGCTGGCTAAGCTGGACGGAAATTGCCCGCAGCTGGGAGGAAGCGGCAGGCAATGACGCCGCCCTGAAAACCCTCAAAAACACCGTGCTCGGCGAGACATGGCAGGAGCGTGGCGAAGCGCCCGACTGGCAGCGGCTTTATGAGCGGCGCGAGGATTACCGGCTGAGCCATGCCCCCGCCGGCGTGCTGGTGTTAACGGCCGGTGCGGATGTGCAGCGCGACCGGATCGAGATCGACATCTGGGGTTGGGGCCGCAATTTACAGTCCTGGCTGATCGAGCATGTAGTGATTGACGGCGACACCGCCGGCCCTGAAGTCTGGGCACAATTGTCGGAGTTCCTCGCCACCACATGGCCGCATGTGGATGGTGCCCGCATGGCGCTGGCGCGTATGGCAATCGATACCGGTGACGGTGTGACCACCGCCATGGTTTATTCATGGGTGCGTGCGGCCGGTCGCGGTCAGGTGATTGCCATCAAAGGGGTTGGCGGGTTTGACCGCTCAACGCCGGTGGACGGGCCGACCTATGTGGAAACCACCGAGGGCGGGCGTAAATTGAAACGCGGTGTGCAGCTCTGGAAAGTGGCGGGCGCGGTGTTCAAATCCGAGCTTTACCGCCTGCTGCGGCTGAACCCGCCAACGGATGATGATCTGGTCGAGGGTAACGACTGGCCCGCCGGATACGTTCATATCCCGAAAGGCACACCTGCTGAATGGTTTCGCCAGCTAACGGCCGAGCACCTGATGGTAACCAAAACCCGTCAGGGGTTCCAGAAACTTGAATGGCAACAGATCCGGGAGCGCAACGAGGCACTGGACTGTCGTGTCTATGCGCGCGCAGCCGCATGGCTGATGGGCATTGATCGCTGGGATGATCGCCGCTGGGAGAAACTGGAAGAGCAATTGAGACCGGGAAAGATCGAGGCAGCCCCCGCCGGTGTGCCGAACCGGCCACCACAACAAACAGCACCGCGCCGACAATCCGACTGGATGGGAAACGGGCGCAGAGGGAAATGGTTCTAAGATATGGCATATACACAAACCGAGCTGGATGCGTTGAAAGCCGCTTTTGCGGCTGGCGTTCTGCGCCTGACCTATGACGGCAAGTCTGTTGAATACGGCAGCGCCGAGGATATGTTACGCCGGATTTCCGTGATCGAGGGAGAAATGGCCAAGGCGGGCGGCCGGTTCCTTCCCGTGGCGGGTTTTGCCTCCAGCCGCAGGGCGCGATGATGAAACAAACCACACAAAATGTGCGCTGGGGATTGTTGGATGCGGTTATTTCCGGCATCGCGCCGCGCACCGCCTCGCGACGTTATGCAGCGAAGGTCGCCATTGCCAATATGCGCCGTGGCTATGATGGCGCGGCGCGCGGGCGGGCCACCGACGGCTGGGTGGCAGGTGGCACATCGGCGGATGCCGAGATCGGCGTGGCTGGACCGGTATTGCGGGCGCGCATGCGCGATCTGGTGCGCAATAATGCCATTGCGGCGCAAGCGGTGCAGGTTCTGGTCAACAATATCGTCGGTTCCGGCATTATCCCGCGCGCCAATACCGGAGGCGCGGAGCTCGACAAAACCGTCGATCAACTCTGGCAGCGTTGGGCCTCCGGGTGCGACGCTCACGGGCACACGACGTTTCAGGGGCTGTTGAGCCTTGCTGTGCGCGAAATGATCGAGGGCGGAGACGTGTTTGCGCTCAAACGTCCGCAGCGCAAAAGCGTGGCCGGAGATGTTCCGTTGCGTATAGAGCTGCGGGAGGCGGATCATCTGGACGAGGCCCGCGCCAATCATTTGCGCGACGGCTCCGGCATTCGCCAGGGCATCGAATACGACACGGCCGGCAACCGGGTTGCCTACTGGATGCATCCCGGCCATCCGGGTAGCACGCTTGCCGTTTCGCAATCATCTCCGGTCCGCATCCGCGCGGACACAGTCGCGCATCTGTTCGAGCGCCAGCGTGTGCAGAATCGTGGCGTACCCTGGGGCACTCCGGCGATGCGCGCCATTCGCGATGTGGACGACTGGCAAAACGCCGAGCTGGTGCGCAAGAAAACCGAGGCCTGCCTTGTCGGTATCGTTTTCGGGGCCGAGGAAGACCAGATGTCTATCGCCCCCACGGTGCAGGACGCCGACGGCAACCGCGTGGAACAGTTCGAGCCCGGATTGATCGCCTATGCGCGCGGCGGCAAGGACATCAAGTTTAACCAGCCTGCCAGCACCGCCGGTGTTTATGAATGGCACCGCGTGCAGCTCCATATTATCGCTGCCGGATTTCGGGTGCCCTATGCGCTGATGACCGGCGATCTGAGCCAGACCAATTTTGCCTCCTCACGGGTCGGCCTGAATGAATTCCGCCGCATGGTGGCGCAAGTCCAGCAC